TGCTAATGTATTTAGCACAGAAGGAGATTTACCGAGTGCGTCTACATATCATGGTATGTTCGCACACGTTCACGCAACAGGTAAAGCATACTTTGCACATAGTGGTTCTTGGCACAAATTATTAGATGAAGATAGCAGTAACACAGATGACTTATCTGAAGGCAGTACTAATCTTTACTATACAGATGCTAGAGTAAGCGCAAATAGTGCAGTAGCTGCCAACACAGCAAAGACAGGTATAACCACTACACAGGCTGATGATATAGTTGCTAACAATGCTAAAGTAACTCGCAGACCAATTACAGCAGGTGGCAATACTTTAGAAACATCAGAAAGCCTTACGCTCACAGCAGGTAGTAATGTTACAATCACAGAAGCTGATGGTACTGTTACTATCGCTTCAACAGGTGGTGGTGGTGGAAGTGTTGATTTAGGCACATCTACAACTACAACTTCTGTTACAGTAACAAATTCAGGAGGTACAGATGCTACTATAAGCGAAGCAAGTAGTTCAGCAGCAGGTGTTATGTCTACTGCACATCACGATAAACTTGATGGCATAGCAGAAGGAGCAGAAGTAAACCCAACAAACACAGATGGATTAACAGAGGGTTCTAGTAATCTTTACTATACAGAAGCTAGGGTATCTGCGAATACTGATGTAACAGCTAACACAGCTAAAGTAACACGTAGACCTGTTGTAGCAGGCGGTAATACACTTGATACTTCTGAAACACTAACTTTTGCAGCAGGAAGCAACGTAAGTATAACTGAAGCAGCGGGTACAGTAACCATTTCATCATCAGGCGGTTCAGGTGGTGGAGATATTACAGCAGTAACAGCAGGAGATGGTCTAACAGGTGGTGGCACAACAGGAGATGTAACACTAAATGTAGCAGGTGGCACAGGTATTACAGCAAATGCAAATGATATTGCTATTGACTTTACTGACTTTGATACAGATGATATTACAGAAGGTACTACAAACTTGTATTACACAGATGCAAGAGTTTCTGCCAATTCAGCAGTAACAGCTAATACAGCTAAAAATAGTTATCCTACGGCTGATGCTAACAAGTTATCTGGAATAGAGGCTGGCGCAGAAGTTAACCCTACAAATACTGATGGTCTATCAGAAGGGTCTAGCAACCTTTACTATACTGAGGCAAGGGTGTCTGCCAACACTAATGTAGTGGCAAATACAGCTAAGATTAGTTTTGATAGCGCAAGTAGCACTAAACTATCAGGCATAGAAGCAGGAGCTGAAGTAAATACAGTAGATAGTGTGAATGGAGCGACAGGAGCAGTATCTCTTGATACGGCAGACCTTACAGATGTATCTGCTACCGCACCATCTAACGGACAAGTATTACAATATAACAGTACCTCTTCTAATTACGAGCCTGTAACATTAAGTAGTACAGCACCTGTTGATAGTGTAAACAGTCAAACAGGAGAGGTTGTTTTAGACGCTGATGATATTGCTGAAGGCACTACTAACTTGTATTACACAGACGCAAGAGCAGATGCTAGAGTAAACTTACAGACAGGCTCAAACTTAGATTTGTCTAGCAAGAGTACAAGCGATTTAAGTGAGGGTACAAATTTATACTATACTGAAGCAAGGGTTTCGGCTAACACAAGCGTAGCAGCTAATACAGCTAAAACTAGTATGGTACTTGGCACAACAGCAGGTACAGCACTAGAAGGAGATACTGCCTTATTACAATTAGGCACAACATCAACAACAGCTTTAGCAGGTGATACTACAACTATAAGCACCCAACAAGCCTCTGATATTAGTGCTAACAATTTAAAAGTTGGTATCACTACACAGCAGGCATCAGACATTACGGCTAATAACGCAAAAGTAGGCATTACCACACAACAAGCTAGTGATATAACAGCTAACAACGCTAAAGTTAGTATGGTGTTAGGAACGACAGCGGGAACTGCTTTAGAGGGCGATACTCCTTTGCTTCAATTGGGTACTACATCTACAACTGCATTAGCAGGGGATACAGTAATTCCTACTAATAACAACCAACTTACAAACGGAGAAAATTATATAACAGCATCGTCAACTGACACACTAACAAATAAAAGTGGAAGTAATAGTCAATGGACAAATGATGAAAACTACTTAACAGGCAACGAAACGGTAACACTATCAGGAGATATAACAGGAAGTGGTACAACAGCCATTACAGCAAGTATATCAAACAACGCAGTAGGTGCTGATGAATTGAACGTAAGTGGTAATGGTACATCAGGGCAAGTATTAGCTTCTGATGGTGATGGCACTTTCAGTTGGGCGAATGCAGGTGGTTCATACACCCCTAATATTGTATCAGGCGCAACAACAGCATCAAAAGATAATTTATATATCTTTACAGCAAGTGCAACGCTAACATTACCTGCAAGTCCGAGTGGTGGTGATAGCATAAAAGTATCAAATTTAAGTGGTACAACAACTTGCGTATTAGCAAGAAACGGAAGTAATATAATGGCTGATGCATCTGATATGACATTAGATAATCAATATGCCTCTTTTGAATTAATATATGGCGACGCTACTCGTGGATGGGTTGTGGTCGGTGGTAACTAATAAATATAAACAATGAGTAATTACACAACATTTTTCCCATCAGCAACAGGCGGTGGTTCAACAGAAATAACAGACCCTGATAAAATAAACAAAATTACATTGGCAGCTAATAATACAAGTTTCATTGAGGAAATGTTTTATACAAGTACATATACAAGTACTACATCTAATTTAAGTAATTCTGCTAATTGTCCATATCTTGGTACAGGTAATTATTATGGTTTATATGGTAGCGGTGCTGTATCACAAACAACAGACAACACCGAAATAACATTAGCTAACGTAACAAATGGAAGCGGATATTTATGTTGCATTATAACTCCTGTTGGTGGATTAGAAGCAACGCAAGAAATAAAAATTACAGTTGATGGTGGTACTGAAAAAGTTTACAGTTTTGATTATAGTAGCGACCCAGATTGGGATGACATTTACACAAGGCTATTATGGGGATTTGCAGCGTGGGGTTCTGACAGCTCAAGTAATCTTAGCGCTAATCCTGATGGTAATGGAATTTTAGGACTAGGTGGTGCTACAAGGTCAACAGGGAGTACATCATTACCACCACAAGTAAGAGGAACAACAGGAAAGGCTTATTTAAGATTATACAGCGCAAGTGAATTCAAAAATTACAACTTACCAAAATTAAGATTTGAGAGCAGTATATTAGTTAAATGTAAAACAAATGGTATATATAGCACTTCAGGTTATGCGTCAAGTGGTTCAGCAAAATATTATTTAGATAGTCAATTATAGAAATTATGATAATAGAAAACTTAACAAATCCAAACCAAGAGCCACAAGATGGTGATAAACTAAAATACACACATCCAAGTGGCACTATTGAAATAAAAACTTATAACGAACCGCAAGAACCTACACAAGAGGATATTGAAAATGAAGAACGTCAATGGCGGAATAGTGAATTGGGTGGTACTGATTGGATAGTATCCGTAACAGACCATCCTGACCACGCTTCTTATTTAGTGTACAGAGAGGAATTAAGAGATTACCCATCACAGGCTGATTTTCCAAATGGAGATAGACCCATAAGACCATAATATGAAAGACGGTTGGCAAATAACGAATGTAACAAGAAAGCAAGACAATGGTTTTGTTACTAATGTTACTTGTGTATATGCCCAAACAGCTTCTAATCATATTGAGAAAATCAGATATATTATTGCCAATGAGTACAATGGTATTGATGATGACTTTATCCCATTTGAAGATTTAACAGAAGATGTTTTGTTAGAGTGGTGCTTTGATGTTATGGGAGATGAAAAAGAAGTATTAGAAAATAAAATAGATAACAAACATACCGACTATGTAACTAACAGAGATAAAGAGTTAGAACATATAGACGGATTACCTTACTAAAATGGATTTAAACTCGTTCAAACTTTATGCTTTAAACCTATCAGCTATTACAGTTAGTACAATGGATATATTAGAAGATAGCCTTAAAATACTTTTACTTGTTGTTACAATTGGCTACACAGTTCAAAAGTGGTACGAGTTAAAGAAGAAGAATAAAAAATAATTATTATGAGATACTTTAAATACGAAGAATTCGATTCACCAGACTTAGAAGGAAGTGGTGAAAAAATGAGTCCTAAATTGCTTTCTATTTTAGATGCAATAAGAGAGATATATGGAAGTCCAATACATATTACTTCTGGATTCAGGACTAAGGAGGCAAATAAAGAGGCTGGAGGAAAAAGAAACTCGTCTCATTTAAAAGGTTTTGCAGCAGACTTAGCTGTAACCGATTCATCGTCTAGGTTTAAACTGTTAAATGCCATAAGACTTGTTGGTGTTAGTAGAATAGGTATAGGCAGCAATTTTATACACATAGACGTTGACCCAAGTAAACCCAAGAATGTTATCTGGACTTACTAAATGAAAAAGATACTTAATCTAATAACTGGCGGTCTTATAAAGGACATTGGTGGTGTTATAGATAAGTTAACCACTACTGATGAGGAAAGGCTATTAGCCAAAGAACGTATTCAAAGACTATTAGAGGATGCTGATAAGGATGCTCAAGAACAAGTTACAGAGCGTTGGAAGTATGATATGCAAAGTGATAGTTGGCTGTCGAAGAATATTAGACCGCTTACTTTGGTATTTCTTACGGTCATGTTTACCTTATTGGCATTTACCGATGGAAACATTGGACAGTTTAGAATACAGAAAGAATATATCCCTATTTTTCAGACACTACTCGTTACTGTCTATGGTGCGTACTTTGTTGGAAGAACTTGGGAAAAATATAAGAAAAGTGCCAAAGAAGATAATTAACGCATATACTCCAGAATCTAGGAGTAAAAGACCAAATGTTCACTCTAAGAACGCTTCAGTAGGTCAAAAAGGATATAAAAAGAAATACAGAGGACAAGGTCGTTAATAACTTCTATGAATTTAATACCCCCTTATGAATTTAATAGGGTATATTTGTAGTGTTCAGGTTATCCCTGTTTTCATTTGTTTCATTTTGTTTCGTAAAGGTGGTAGCTTTTTTAGGTTGCCACTTTTTTTTGTATATTAGTTTCATGAACATAAATCAGAAAGGTTGCTTTGCGGAGTACAAGTTCGCTACAATGGCAATAGAGTATGGGTTTAATGTGTCTATGCCCCTGTTAGACGCTTCTACTTATGATTGTATATTAGAGAAGAATAACAAGCTATATAAGGTTCAGGTTAAATTTATGTGTGCCAATAGATACACTTCAAAAAAGCAAAAGACACCTCAGATTGAAATAAAAAACGGTAAAGGTTACTATTCAACAAGTGATGTTGATTTCTTTGCTGTATGGCACGATGAGCATAAAGGATTCTTCATATTAAACAATACTGGGCAACGTGCTTACAGGTTATGCCTCAATAATAAGTACGGATATAACTTCAATAATTTCGATATTATTTTGTAATGTCAGTTGGAATTTATATATTTGTCCTATGAATATATATGAAAAACTGGTGAACATTCAGGGGAGACTGAAAGCACCTAAAAATCAATATAACAGTTTCGGTAAATATAAGTACCGTAATTGTGAGGATATACTGGAAGCAGTAAAACCTCTACTCGTAGAACATAAAGTTGTCTTGACTATTTCCGATAAGGTTATAGAATTAGACAACGGACTTTCTTTTGTTGAATCAACAGCACAATTCAAGGACATTGAAGGTGTTATTGAGGTTTCAGCACAAGCAGGTATTGACCCTAATAGAAAGGGTATGGACGTGGCACAATGCTTTGGTAGTAGTTCATCTTACGCTAGAAAGTATGCCCTAAATGGTTTATTCTTAATAGATGATACAAAGGATGCCGATTCGACTAACAAACATGAGACTAAATCAAATGCTGTTGCAGATGATATGAGTTGGTTGCCAGATAAAGGTAGCAAGTTTGATAACGCTAAGAAAGCGTTAGACTCAGGAAAAACAATGCAAGATATTAGAAAGCATTATAAAGTAAGTAAAAAAGTAGAACAATTATTAAATACATAAATTATG